GTTATCTAGACTATAACCATCCTATCATGAATTTCACTATCCCATTCATAGACTCTCCATCTACCCTCTTGAGTAGCCAGTCAAGCAGATCTTCGGGTCTGACCTTGGCGCCGAAAAAGGTTGGAGAGGAAAACCCTTTTGCAGGGAAAATCAGTGACATCAAACCTTGTCACGCTTCATGCTGCTTACAAGAGGTGATCAAACTCCGCACAAAAGCAATCTACTTAAGGGTCGACCTGACATCCAGAAGACTCTGTGCCATTGTGCCAACAGAGAACACTGTAGTGGTATGTGACCGTGCACATACTCTCTTTATCTGTGATTCTTGCATGGCTGATGTCGCCTCAGCTAACCGTTTTGCTACCTTACTTGACTACTGTGCTGTGGTACGAAGGGGTGACTTTTTCGATACATACTTACCTGTGTGTGTTGCTGCTACTCAGATCTTACGCGCAAGAAGACTACATGATCAAACCCCCGACCCCGACTTATCTCAGAATCTTGCTTACTGGAAAGACGCTTTTTGTGCTGATATGAAATCGAAACAAAGCATGACTTATGCAGAGTATTTAGCTACTTCACTGAACAAACGATGTCACATCTGCAACGGTAACGGAGTCAGTCCTTCTCACGAGCAGGGAGACGACGTTATCTACCACTCTGCTGCTGTTCGCTTCTGTTTAGTGTGTCATCAGCCTTGTTATGAACTTCGTACTGTGTTGCTCCCTTCTGGTGAAACGCTTGTTTGTTGGGAACAAGTATGCAAGAAGTGCCGCAACCGCATGATGCACGCACTCAACGGGAATATGTCTCTCGTCTTAAATGAAGAACCTATGGCTCCAGAAGCACAGCTCTTTGAACGAATAATGACTGCTGGAACTGACCTGGTACCTGCTGATTTTCACGATCTCACTTCACACACTTTTATACCAAAAATGCCAGAACTTGACCTTAATTCTCGTGGATTGCAACAGATGTTGGAAGGAGCACAAAAATATTCTACCGCTACAGGTGTTGACGGATGGTTACTTAATCCGGTCGAGTTACAAAAATTGCCCGAGATAGTTCTAGATAAATTAAAGGCACCAGAGCATAGCACTGCACTGACCACCCACCTCCCTTCTACTTATGATCAGTTGATGAATCTTGCGAAAAGTTTGTCAGTGAGCAACCTTATGACAAAATTACGTGACGTCAACAGTTCGATCAACGCTTTTGATCTGTTGGGCGTCCTGATGTCTTTCAAAGATGTGTTGTCTGACGTGCCGTACATCGGACCGTGGATTAATAATGTTACACCTGTTGACCTTATTCAAGAAAAACCGATCACAGATATCGAAGAGGAAGCGACATTACTTCTTCCTGCGACCGATGCTGCAGCACAAAGAAAGAAAGAACTAACTGCGATACTTAGTAACGAAGCAGCGCCCATATTGCCACCAACATTAACTGAAGAACTGATCAAGTTAGGACCGGTAGAAATGTTGAAGACCGTAGCTGACTCTAAATTTGACCCAAAACTATCGGCTACACTTCTTAAGGCCGCGAATGTTCCACCAGTTGTTGATCCCCCTTTCACTAAGAAGACTACCAGCGACAAGAAGTCAGACAAAGCAGAGGCTTTTAGCTCTGCCGTGGGCGGTTCAGTTGTAATTAGACCACAAGATTCTAGAAAGAAACCTCTTTTTGGTATCTCACCAGCTGCTTTCTCCTCGCCTGCTCTATCCGAACGGGAAAACATTCACCAGGTATTAGAGGAGTTCTTTGAAACCTTCTTTAACGTACTCCCAGAGCTTGGTTCTCACTTGATCAGACTGTACGCCATATTACATCCTGAACGTTTCAATGAACCACGTTCTCTGTTGAGAGATGAGTTGGTTCGACCTTATGCTGGCATGCATCCTAGCATAATTAATGATCTCCACGGCGTTCCAGAATTCTGGAAACCATCGACTGGCTACGATCAGTACTTAGCTGCAAGACACAACAAGCTTATGCATGCTCTTAATGGCAACTTGGCTTCCAAGGCCGAGTTAGCATCTGCTTTCACAGACGTCGTGGGGGAGAAACGAGCTCCACCTTCTAATAACGCTGCTGATGCTCAGGACGGTAAGAAGATAAAACTCACTGACGATTTGGGTACGATAGGCACAATGGTTGATTTTACAAATTCGGCACAGACTACATGTGAATCACCGGTGACAAAACTGTTAGCCAGGTTGGACTACGACTTGTCTGGGAAGGACACCTGCTTCATTGTTACTGGTCAGAGCACAAACCAGAATGTTCAGAACTGGGCTCGTAATCAAACTCTATTTGGTTTTACTTTCAACAACAGCGGCCAGCAAGCATGTGGAGCCTTCATGGAACAATACTTCTCGGAAAAACTGGCCTGCTCGACTACTGTAATAGAAACTGCACCTATTACATGTTGTGTAGGTGCAACGGGGAATACCTCGATCTGTACAGGCTGGTCAAAACCTGCTGCTTCTTACGCTACGGCCGCTAATGAGGGTGACATGTTAATGGGTTCACAGATAGTACGAATCAACACACTCTCGGTCAATGGTAATTCGCTGGGACAAGAGGTGGTGTTACTTAACAATAAAATCAAATCGGGTGCTGTGGGTAGCGCAGCTTCGATCATGGCGAAGTTGCTGTTGTATGCGTCACAGAATCTACCTCTAGCCGGACCAGAAATAACAGTGCCTGGATGTGATTTCAGAATGTCATCACCCTTGGAAACACAGGTGCCTGCTACTTGGTGGCCAAACACTCAGGGGGCGGTCAACGCACAGCCTGTTATCAATGCTCGGGCATGTAACTTTTCTGATTGGGCTAATTATGAGTGGGCACAAGCTGCTGATTTTACTGCGGGCTGGGCCTTTAGCGATTGGGGTGTTAGTTGTGCGGTGGTCCCAGTCACACAAGATATGTTAGGTAGGCCAGCCCTTGTAGCTATGTGGACACTTGCTTTCTTGGAATACCCCTATCAAGAGAGGGAGTATCGTGTCACTAATATATCTCAGGCTTACACTGGAGTGACAACTCAAAAATATATCAAGACTAATGCGGGTACTGGCCGCATACCTGGCCCTCAAATAAACGTTTTGTATGTGGTCTGTAATAACGCAAACAATGGTGGTGGAAACACAGCGCCAACTGTTAAAGTCGGCTCAGGTGGTACGATTGTTGATGTTAATGTTTACACAAACAGGCCAAACGGTGGTGTCAATGTCAACATCGGTGCTGCATTAACAGTAGCTTTTGGCAGTGCTGGTGACAGTGTACTAGGTACTTTGAGCGCTATCAGACAGTGGGGTATACTTTTTGGAAACGAGTCGGATTACAAAACTGCGTTAATAGTTGCTGCTGATATGTCGTACAATTGTCCTCAACCATTAATTACAAGTAATGGGACACCTGTAGCTACAACAGCGTGGAAGTACTCGGTGGCTAATTCCTTCAACGTCGCGGGATATGCTAACTATGCCACGGGAGCAGGTACAATCGGCTTCCTAGCTGGTGGATGTACAGGGCCTTTGTCTATCTTCAGATCAAACGTCGTCAATGATAATGCTACGGACAAAATAGTGATGCAAATGGGGGTTGTTGACGCAGAAGTAATCATAGGACTAGCTTCAGGGGTGATAACATGTAGTGAGAGATTACAGCTAGGTAGAGTTGCTGATAACCTAGGTACAATCGGGAGCACTTTGAGGAGTGTCGCTCGTACTTTGACGTTACTAGTTGACGCTACGTTAGCCAGAACTGGTATGGGCATGGGAGAACTGATGTTTACCGGCAACGTGGGTGGGTCAGGTGCGCAAAACTTGACTTTTAATGCTTGGACTGGTGCCAGGGATGTTATGTTACGTATGTTGGGCAGTATAGGAGTGCATGGGCTCGAACTGTATTGGGATCACATACCAGGTTTGGCAAACAGTTTTTGGACAGAGATTGGCAATAACAATGCTTTGTTCGGATGGGCCCGTTCCCCAAAACACCTTTTATTGACTGCTGGATGCGAGGACCCCACGCCCATCAAATCACGTATCGGCCCTTTGGGCAGTATAACTGTTGGTCAGGGTATACCCACAATAAACGACTACTATTCTGTGCTTGAACAAGATGCACCATACGGAGATACACAATCAAAGGCTTGGATGGCTTACGCTTATTCACAGTGTACTTATCCTACTACACGCTTCGCAACCAACCTGCAATTGACTGTGAAGGGTGGCGGTCAATTTGAAGCTCTCTACTTTGCCAATCTTATTCCTGGTTACATGCGCTCAATCTGTAACTTCCTAAACAGCTTTGGTGCTCCAACGATCAACACTTCTTCGTCATGGATCGATTGGCCTCTCGGTTCACCAATACCGTACGTCAGCAGTTATTTTGCTGCTAATGTTTACTTGTGTTACACCGGTGAAGATGTGGGAGGTTTTGATCGCGCAGAAGTGCCACAGTATTTGATGCCCATATATAGAGCTCCAAAGGTCATTTCAGATGTGTTCCGTTACGGTGGCAGTGACACTTCCGGTTTCAGCAAGGCGAGAGATGGCCTTGCTAATCTTTTTCGTAGCTAATTCTCCCTTCCCTACTAACTCAGACCTCAGACTGTTTCAATCTAAGTGCATCCCTTTGGTGAGTATTCGGGGTGATGCGGGATTGAACCTGTTGCGTGAAGCTGATACAACTGGTTTAATCTACGAGCTTGTTCCCACCACGAAGGTGGCGCGTAACATGCTGAAGGAATGGAAAGACAGTTTGAAGGTTTGGGTTAGTAGGGGCAGTCCTCTGGAAGAGAGGACTTTGAGCGCTGATTCCTGGCGGCGCTTAAGGACCAGGTTTAGAAGTGTTAAATTGCAAAGTGTATTTGATTATTGGCCAGAGGATGTTGCTAGATGTTTCGAAGTGTATTTGGAGTGTATCCCTGAGGTGGTTGCTGATGAAATCGTCAAGATGTTGCGAGAGACGGGCTTGCTTTTTTCGAACGAGAGTGACAAGGTTGCGGCTGCTTTGAATGAGTTGTCGGGCGTTTACAAAAAATGTGGAGATATTCTTGATGACAAATGGAAATACTGGGTGGACTTGCAAACTCTACGTGACTATAAACCAAAGGTAGAGGATGATATATTCGTGGAGGAAATAAGGGATTGGGTGTCGGGCGACAGAAGACATACGTTGTTAGGATCGGAGGAGCTTTTCTATATGTATTTCGAAAAAGGTTTAGACAGGTACTTTCGAGACAGTCCGATAGATAAGAGAATACTAGATTACAAAGGCGTCAGCATCGATGATTTTGCGGAGGATCCCAGCTATTGGGCGGTGTCAGGCTCCTCAACAGGTAGGAAGTTGCGTTTGAGCCTAGACGGCAAGTTGGTGTGGGCGAAGAACACAAAATGGGCTTCAGCGTTGGAGCTTGACTCCTTCGAGGTCAAGGCGATGGTATTGGGATGGAAAAAACAGCTCAACGGTGTAATACAGAAAAGAGAACGTGGCAAGGTAAGGGCGGTCATCTCAGGCGAACTAGAGTTGTACCTACAGATGAGCTATGTTGGTCTGGCTTTGAAAAAACTGTTGAAAGGACATGAACACAACGCTATGTTTATGAGCTCGAAGCAGATGCTTAACTTGTGGACAAAAATGGCGAGAGGAACGGTGGAGAAGAAGTTTGTTCGTATGCCTCTCGACCAGTCTAAATTCGATCGCGAAATAAGCAAGAGAATGGTTATGATGGCTTTGGACAAACTTGCTGACATTTTTACAAAATACCAAGTTGACAATCTTAACGAGCTTATTGCTGTTTTAGAGCGTATTAAGTACAGTATCGATGGTGGCCATGTTAAAATAGGAGACCTGTTAATACTGGTAGAACACGGAGTACTGTCGGGGTGGGGTTTAACTGCCTTTCTAGATTCTTTGATCAATGCTGGAGAACTTCTAGGTTTTACAGAGTATATATACGACCTCACGGGTATAGATGTCCTGAACGACTACAACTTGATGGGGGATGACGACTTGACGGAGTTAATCAGCTATCCAGCTGCTGCGCTGTTGTGGAGCTGTTATGAAGAGGCTGGGTTTTTAGTCAATCCGAGGAAATTCTTTATAAGCACAAACAGGGACGAATATTTACGTGAAGTCGCTTTCGACGGGGTCGTGGCTGGATATCCGGCACGTGCTGTAGGTTCTCTAGTGTTTAGAAATCCTGTCAATTCGGATCCAATTTCAGGAATGTTGCGTATCAGAGAAGAATACGGTAGTTGGAAGCTTTTATTTGATCGTTCAGGCGTATACAGGTGGGATATGTGTCGAGAGGATGTTAGTAGGGGAAACGGAATCAGTATAACAGATTTGTTGTTGCTAGAAAAGACACCGGCAACGTTAGGAGGTTTGGGTTTGATCTGGGACGATACGTTAGTGTGGGGCGCTAGCATGATTAGCTCTGATCTGGAACGAGATTGGACTTTCGCTAGAACACCTCCGGCCGTTAGCAAGGTTGCCACGAAGTACAATATTGATAAGAAATGGTTGACGGGACACTGGCTCAAAAATGTTGTACCTAGGTCGAAGGTTGTTAAGAAACTTGATCCTGACAAAATAGAATTAGTAAAGATACCGGAACCAATCTCGAATTATTACCTACCTTTCTCAGGACCGGATGCATGGATGACACCCAGACCAGATTATTCAAAGTATAGTGAAATACAGATAGCCTTCTTTGTGGAGGAAGACCCCTTGTCAACTTTCTGGATGACAGATGAGTCGAAAGTGGCCGCGAAATACATATCGAAACACTGCTCCCGCAGGGTTTACATTGATTGGGTGCGTGGTAAGTTGCCGTGGTCGATGCCGATAGTGAGTGGAGTGATAGCGATATCAACAAGCACACTATTGGAGCAGTACTCGGCGTATTGGTGGACATGGGTGCTTGGCCATTGGAAGGTCTCGTATTCGTTGGTTGAACGAGCCGCTATCAGCTGTGAAAAAGACGTAAGGAAAGCTGCTTTGACTAGGAATAATACAGACAAATATGTAATAATGGGTTGAATAAAATACACTTTGTTTACTTTTTTGAGTGATC